AGCATTTTCCCATGTCCCGATCGATAGGCGACATTATCTTCACATGTCGCTGCCTACGCTCCGTCCTCAGTATAGATCCTGTTTGTTTAACATCGAACTCGCCAGCATGGTGACGAGGAAATTCGTTGTAGGGGCCTGGCGTTGCTGATAGGCAACGCGGGGCTATGGGTGGCCGGCTTATGTATGCGACGGCTGCTGCTGCTCGCCGTCGCGGAGCAGCTTCGCCTTTTTGTAGACCCGAGCAATCGCCCTCGCCTCCCAGCCTGGGTAGTAGACGAGCTGGTCTTTGCAGCAGACGGCGTCGAAATCCCCTTTGCCCATCGTGATTCGCCAGCGGCCGTGGGACCGGTGGGCGAACTCGTTGAACAATTTGACTACCTCGTCGAGGCTGATGTCGCCGCTCGGCCGCTCGATCTCGGCCCGCAAGTTCTCGATGATGTTCGCAGCCGCAACCATGTCTACCGCCGCTTCCATGCACGGCTCACCGCGAAGCAGCATCCCCGCCATGCGCCTCAGTTCATCAGGGCTTCCAGGCTCAGCCACCGACAGCCTCCTTATCCAGCGTGAACGCCATCGCCAGGGCGTTGGCCTCCCATTTGGTGAACGCGACGAGGCCGGACTGCACGACCTGCCGCTTCTCGTCGACTTCCCACGGCTCGAACGGCAGGTGCTTCTCGCCGGGGTAGAACCTGTACTCACGCTCGTTGAAGACGTCGCGGCACTCGTCGAGCGAAAGGGGTTTGACAAGGCGTTCGAGGAACTCGATGGCATCGTCGAACACGTCCGCGAAGACGTCGACATTCGCCAGGAGGTCTTTCGTGCGCCGCAGGCTGTCGAGAAGCTCGGTCGCTGTCTTAGGCATGGGCGGCCTCCTTTATGTCGTCGATGACGGAACGTGCCAGATAGACCGCCTCGTCGAACGTCATCTCTTCGTGTATCCAATTGGGGTTGAACGACTCGCTCAGCACGACGCTCTTCTCGGTTTTCCGCCACCTTCTGGTGTTGTTCACCTTGTTCTGCGCCCGGTGCTTATTGATGATGCCGATCGCCTCATCGACGCCCATCAAATCCGGCTCTTGACGCAGCGCCCGCAGGCGGTCGATTTCCGCTATCGCTTCCGTGGCTATAGCCGCTTCAGGCCGCCCGGTATGTCGTTGTGCGATCCACAGAAGCTTGGACCTGATGTTGTCGTCATCCACGCCCCACCTCCTCCGCCTTGACCGCGTCGAGCCCCTTGCGGATCAGCTTGCGGCACGCGGCGGAGAGGCTGCCCTCCTCGTGATCCCTAGCGTGCGTCTTGATCGCGGAGAGGAGAAGGTCGTCGGCCATGAAGTGGACCATGTGCTCCTTCTTCGGCGCTTTGGCGGTCCGCTTGCGCTTGGTCGTCTCAGGCATCAGCAGCCTCCACCATCTCGGTCAGCAACGTCTTGGCCTTCTCGATGAACTGCTTCTGCTCTTCCTCGCGCCACCCGTAGTCGCCCTCCCAGTCGTGCTCGGTGAACCACCGGAGGGCTTCGCCGGGCGAGTCGAACCAACGAATCGAGTCGTGCAGGCTGTTCCTCAGCTTTTCGATGTCGGCCATCGAATCGCACGCCTGGAGCGAGTCGCATCCGGAACACGACCCCCATCCGAAGTTCAGGTAGCCGATGCGTTCGCCGTCGCGGTACAGGAGGCGGGAATCGCCCTGGTATCCGCGGTCGTCGACCTGGAGCAGCGTTTCGTATCCGAAGCTTTCGAGCATCGGGTTGTAGTCGCCGGGCCTGCAAAAGCAACCGTCCTCGGCCTCTTCTTTCGCTTGCTCGGGATAGACTTCCTCGATCGGCTTCATCGCATGCCCGTCCGCCATGGTCGCCTCCCTGGTTTCAAGACTGATTCGCGCTAGCAACTAATAGGATTATACCCCAGGATCTGCCATGCGCAAGGGCTGGTTGATGTATTTTTCGGATTCTTTCCGGCGCGATCGGGCGCGCAACGAAAAAGCCGCCGGCCCCGGGGTGGGACTGGCGGCTTGTATCTGGACCTAATGACGGGACCTAGCCGGCTTATGACGGGAGTTCACCGCCGCCTGGCGGGGCCTTTCTGACGGCGGCGGCGGGGACGACCGAGCCGTTCGCCTTCGAGACCGCCGCCCACGGCACGACCTGGCCGTTCGGCTTGCGCACGGCGGCCGAGGGGACGACGATCGGCCGGGGACCCACGGGATAGTCGAGGTAGGCGAACGGGATGAGCGACGCGAACGGCCTAAGCCCGGCGAAGACGCCGCGGTGGGCGGTGGGCGCGAACGAGCCCGACGGATCGCCGCCGCCTCCCGTGTCGGGATTCTGGGCCAGCAGGTAGGCCGAGCGGCGGGCCTGGTAGTTCAATTGGCCCTGCGCCATCGTGGAGACGACGTTCATGTCCTGGTTGATCGACGGGTGCTTCGAGTTCGCCTTTCCCGTCATGGCCAGGCAGAGGCGGTTGTCGGCCTTGCCGTCGCGGCCGTCGCCGTAGCCGATCGCCTGCCCGTGGTGGGAGCGCGTGCCCCAGATCGCCCAGTAGGTCCCGGAGCCGACCGGGAGCGGGCCGTCCGGCGCCTGGCAGGCGTTGAAGTGGATGTCGACGAGCGTCCCGTGGTTGCCGAGCAGCTCGTAATAGGCGAGCGGCATGTCCTCGATCAAACACCGGGCCTGCGGCGAGTACATCGCGTCGGCGTTCTTGGCCGCGGCCTGCGCAATCGTCCAGGCGGTCGGGATCATCGAGTCGATGCCGCTCTCGTAGAACACGTAGCCGACCGTCGTCCCCGTCGCCTGCTCGTGGGCGATCCTGGCGAGGCCGTCGTTGCGGATCGCGGCCGACGTCCCGCCGGTGTTCTCCGTGAGATCGAACAGGACCATCTCCGGGATCATGTCGGGGTCGGCCGCGTCGAAGGCCGCGTTGCTCGCGGTGGACGTCGCCGGGCGGAAGTAGGGGGCCGTCGAGACCACGTCGACCGCGACGCCCAGCGCCCGGCATCGACCCAGGGCCGTCCCCAGGTTGCCGAGCTGCCAGGCCACCATGTGCTCGATCTCGGTCGACCGGCCGGTCTTGCCGAACTCGGCGATGAACAGGTCCGTGATCGCCCGCGCGCGAAGCAGGCCCGAGTCGGGGTCGGACGCGAGCCCCTGGAGCTGGCTGGCCTTCTCGTCGGCGTTGACGAACGGGAAGGCGAAGTTCCAGCGCTCGTTGGCGTACTCGACCAGCACCCGGAACTTGCCGGGCGTGAGGTTGTCGCGCACGGTCCGCGCGATCTGCCGCGCCAGGTCGTCCGTGGCGGTGTACGGCACGTTGACGACCACGGCAGCCCCCGCCGTCTGGAGGTTGGCCACGCGGCACATGTGCTCGTAGCTGTAGGCCCGGCCGGGCGTGCTGAACCCCATGATCGTCTCGTCGACCCCGCCCACGATCACGGGCGTCTGGTCGAGCGGCTGGACGCCGTAGAGCGCGGGGCTCGTGATCGGGACCTGGACCGACATGTAGGCCGACGTCCCGCTCGTCGGGTAGAAGTTCTGCGTCCAGCCCGTCTGATCCTGCCAGGCGAACTTGGTCGGTTCGTCCTGGCTCTGGCACAGGAAGCACCCGGACCGCCCCGCGCCGACCGCGCCGCTCGAGTGGGTCGCGGCCGTCGTCCCCTGCTGGGCGCGCTTCACCGTCATCGTGCCGGCGTCCTTCGAGGCCGTCGTGACGATCACCTCCTCGTTGTCGACCTTGACGTGGAGGCCTGAGCAGATCTTGAACCAGTCGGCGTCGGCCGCCGAGATCGACCACACGGTCTGGCTCGTCGTCGCCACCGCGGCGGTCAGCGTGATCGCCACGCGAGCGAGGGGGTTGATGTCCGAGTAGAGCGGCGTCGCCGTCCAGTGTCCGGCGCGGAGCCCATGCGGGCGGTCGAAATGGAGGTTCACCGGCGCGTAGCCCGCGACGGTCGTCTGCGTGGCGGACGTGTTGGGAATCCGCCAGCGGCAGGTGATCGGCCCCGCCGCGTGGGCGACGGGCGTCGTGTCGTCCTGGCCCCGGACCACGGTCAGCTTCGTCGGGTCGCTCGCGTCCACCGACTTGACCGCCATGACCTCGCCGTCGGCCACCAGCCGCTGGCCCTCGAACACGCCCGCCGAAACGGCGTCGGTGACCGTGATGACTTCCTCGGTCCCCGCGGCGGGCGTCGTCGTGATCGCCGCGCCCAGCGTGGCGGAGTACGTCTCGGCGCCGGGGACGTGCCAGGGGACGTAGAAGTAGGGCGCCTCGTCGGTCGTCAGCGGCCGCGCCTCGGTCGGCCTGGCCGCGCGGGTCATCTTGTAGAGGCCGGACGGGAACGGGTCGGTGTCGAGCCGCGCCTCCCACGGCTCGGAGCACTGCGAGAACCCGCCGATGGTCGAGTCCATATGGCGGATTCCGCCGCTGCCGTTGGCCAGCGTCTCCAGCACGTGCTTCGACACGCCCTTCGTGGTCGCCTCGCTGCGATCCAGCACGATCGGGCCCGGCGGATCGGGGAGCGCGAACTCGCCGGGCGGCAGGATCACGAGGTTGTCGTAGTTGGGGTGGCCGTTCGGGTTGTTGAAGTCGACGTACAGGTTCGCGAAAGGCAACTGGTACTGCACCGTCACCGTCGCCCCGGCGGAGTGTGCGGCCGCGGTCGACCCGAAGAACCCGCGCGTGACGGTGAGCGTCTTGGGCGTCGAGTTGACCACGCGGACGTCCATCCACTCGTTGTCGATCTTCGCCCACATGGTCGACGTATTGTCGAACGCCAGGCCGGTGATGTTCGTCACCGAGTTGAGCGGGATCGTCGTTGTGGAGCTGTTGACGTCCGAGGCCAGCGTGAACGTGAACGTCGGGATCTGGTACTGGTAGACCTTCCCCTTGCCGACGCCGTTCGCGTCGCCGAGGTTGGCGTAGGCCGTCGCCTCGACGAGCCCGCCCGTCTGGCCGGGGATGAGCTGGATCGCCGTCGCGCCCGAGCCGCCGTCCTTGTCGTCGTACTGGAGGGCGAAGTAGCCGAGCTTGGTGGGAATGCCGGTGCGGTCGATCGGGTTGCGGTACCGCGTGTCGTTGACCAGCAGCCGGCAGTTGGACGAGATGGTTCCGTTGGCTCGCAGGGTCGGCGCGCCCGAGGCGGTCGAGTCGTAGCCGATGCGGAGGGCCCAGTTCTTCGGCCCCTGCTCCGGGCTCCAGTATTCGTTGCCCGGCCCGGTGTGGTTCTCGCCGATGGCGACCACGGGGTCGTAGTCGGAATAGAGCCCCGTATCCACCTTGTTGACGATCGGCAGGTCGACGTAGGCCGCCGCGCGGCCGACGCCGGTGGTGAACGAGCCCTCGCCGGCCGACATCGTCACGACGCCGGTCTTGGGGATCGACTGGCCGGTGGGGAGCTTGTAGACGATCCCGGTGTGCCCGGTCGTCCAGTAGAGCGGATCGAGCGTGAGCGGGGCGCCGCCGTTGATTTTGATGGTCGGCTTGACGGTCGACGACACGCTCGCGACCGTCGTCTTGAGCCCGGTCGCGCCGACGATCGTGGAGAGTCGCACCGTCTTGCCGCTGTAGCCGACGATGGGCGTCGTGAACTGCGACTGGCTGACGAACGGGATCGCGGCGCCGTAGGTCAGCGAGCTGCCCGCGGTCGTCGGCCCGACGTAGGGCGAGAGCGGCCACGAGCCGTCGATCTGGTTGGCGAGGGCGTCGTCTCCCGCCTGGGGGGTCGCGCCGGGCGTGCCGCGGAGCGTGTAATAGCCGCGCCACGTCGCGCCGACGCCGATGGTCGTCGGGTCGGCCCCGGCCATGTGCGCAAGCACGTCGTCCTGGGTCAGCACGTAGCCGTTCCAGGCGCTGAGGTCTTCCTCCTCCATCCAGAACGGGATCGGCATCGAGTCGCTGGTCGTGCCGACGGTGAGCGCCTGATTCTCGGTGACGAGCACCGTCGACTGGGGCGAGCCCAGCAGCGTCTTGACGCCGTTGAGGTAGAGCGCCTGGGACGACGGGTCGTCCTTGTCGTAGGTCCAGGCGAGGTGGTTGACGACGTCGGTGTAGAACACGGGCGTCGAACTGGCCCCGCCGCCCGTCGCGCCGAGGCGCACGTAGAACTGCGGCGTCTTCGTCCCTGCGACGTTCGCCTTGTAGGTGCGGAAGTAGAGGAGGTTGCCCTTGGCGGCGAAGTACTGGTTGAGGTTCCCGGCCGGGAAGTCGGGCGGCGTGTGCACGATGAACCGGCACGCCATGCTGGCCCTGGCCTGGCCGGACCAGATGACCGTGTTGTTCGCGGTCTTCGCGCCGGCGGCGTTGCGGCAGACGAGGCTCATTGGGTGTCCCCTTCATCGGGCGGCGGGGCGAACGCGACGCCGTCCCACGTCCAGCGCGGCCCGACCATGGCTCGGTCGGGGGCGTCGATGCTCACGAGCTGGTCGGCCCCGTGGTCGAACTCGGTCACGCCGTCCCAGATGATGATGTTGGCCACGACGCCGTCTCGGATGACCGCCCAACGCATCGGAATCCCCTTTACGTGATGATGACGAGCACGATCCCGGGGCCGCCGTCGCCGCCGCTGCCGTTCATGACCGCGGTCCCGGCCGCGCCCGTCCCGCCGCCGGCCGAGAAATCGAGCGTCGGGACGGCCGTGTAGCCGCTTCCCCGGTTGGTGACGGTCACCGAGACGACCACGCCTCCCACGGCGGTCGCCGTCGCGGCGAAGCCGGTGCCTCCGCCGCCCGAGGCCGTGACTGCGAAACTGCTGGAATAGCCGGTCCCGCCCGCGGTGACGCGCACGCGGTCGACCTGGTACGTGCCGCCCTTCTGGGCGCCGGCCCCCGCCCCGCCGCCGCCGTACTTGCCGCCGTTTCCGCCGGAGCCCGGGCCGCCCGACGACGAGCCGCCCGAGCCTCCACCGCAGCCCGGCAGGAAGCCCGAGCCGTCGGAGAGCGCGAACGTGCCGCCGTTCTGGCCCCCGGCCCCGGTGGGGTTGGAGTTGTTGCCGCCGGTCGCCGAGCCCATGTTGTTCACGGCCTGGGCGGTCGCGCCGAAGAAGTAGGCGTCGGCCGCGCTGACCCCCGCTCCGCCGCACCCGCCGCTGGTGACCTGGGGGTTGCCGTTGGACGCGCCGCCCGTCGTCGACCCGCCCGAGCCGCTGGACGCGCCCGCGACGGTCCCGGCCGACCCGCCCGACGTCGTGCCGCCGCCGCCGCCCGAGGCCGGCCAGGTCGTGGCGTAGGAGCCGAACGACGACGCCCCGCCTGCGCTGCCCCCGTTGCCGTTGGCCGTCGTATTGAGGACCGCCGCGCCGCCCAACCCCTGGGCTCCGACCGTGACGGGGATGACCGTCCCGGCCCCGCCGAGAGCGGCGACCGAGAACGTCCAGTCGGAGATCGGCCCGGCCGCGCCGCCGCCGCCGCCCCCCTTGACGTTCGAGCCCGAGTCGCACCGGCCCGATCCGCCGCCGCCGCCGGCCGACACGATGATGGCGCGAATCCACGTGGCGCCGGCCGGGATGGTGAGGTTGCCGCTGCTGAGGAACGGGACGATCTGCGGCGTGAAGCCGCCGCCGGACGCCGTCTTGTACTCGAGCGCCGTCCCCGCGCTGTTGACGCCGAGGAGCTGGTCGGCCGATCCGAGCGCCGTGAGGCCGGTCCCGCCGTTGGACACCGCCACCGTCCCGGTGACGTTCGAAGCCGTGCCGCCCGCGTTGCCGCTGATGTTCCCGACGATGGTGCTGCTGAACGTCTTGGCCCCGGCGATCGTCTGGCTGCCCGTGAGCTTCACCACGGCGCTGTCCGCAGCCTTGGCGGCGAGGTCGGAAACCAGCCCCGTCACCTGGCTCTCGGGGATGTTGCCGGTCAGGTTCGCGGTCGACCCGGCGGAGCCGCTGATGTTGCCCTGGATCGTGTTGCTGAACGTCTTGACGCCCGCGACGGTCTGGTCGCCGTTGAGGTGGACGACATTGGAATCGTCGGCCTTCGTCGCCAGGCCCGACGTCAGGCTGGACGGCGGCACGTAATCGGTGTCCGGGACGGCCGCGGCGAACGCCCCGCCCGACGCCTTGAGCATGCCGGTCGGCGTGAGCGCGACGGCCAGCGTCCCGTTCGACGTCAGCGGCGAGTTCGTGACCGTCATCCCGCCCGGAACCGTCAGGCCGACCGACGTGAGGCCGCCGGAGCCGATCGCGTCGATCTGGGCCTGGAGGCCCTCCGTCTCGGTCCATAGGTCGTCGAGGTCGCCCTGGCAGATGACGTTGCCGACGTCGTCGCCGATGTTGATCGCGGCGTCGGCGTAGCCGTCGGCCGTCCCGGAGATCGTCAGGACGTCGCCGGTGCGGCCGGTCGCCTTGAGGATGGTGACGAAGACGTTCGCCCGCCAGACGACGATGCGCAGCCAGTCGTCGGGGGTGATCGTCCCGAACAGCGGGCCGTCCCCGGCGCGGAGGGTGAGCGTCCCCCCGCCGGACGCCCTGGCGACGGCCGCCTTGCTGACGGCGCGATCGATGTGATTGTCGCTCACTCGGTCGTCTCCTTGTTCACCACTTCCCCACAGGGCAATGCTCGGCCTGGCCCCACGGCTTCGCCGCCAGGAAGCAGCCGCATTTGTTGCAGCGGTTCGCCGGGGCGTCGAAGTGCTCGCAGCCCTGGCAGATCCCATGGCGGCGGTCGAACTCGTCGCGCGAGACGACCTTGAGGCCCGACGCGACGAACCGCACGGCGGCCTTCGCGGCGCTCGCGACCTGCGCCATCACGGGCGGCTGGCCGGCTGGCGTCTCGCCGGCGATGCAGCCGTCGCACGGAGGCGGCCACTCGTCGAGCGCGGCCATCGCGACGACCCACTCGCGCGCCCGCTCGCGTTCCTCGGCCTTCGGGTTCGCGTCGGACGTCGAGAATCGGAGGTAATCCGAGCCGACGCGGGCGCACATGAGGTCGAGCTGGGCGTCGGTCATTGGGAGAACGTGAACTCGGTGAATCCCAGCGCGTTGAGCGAGTTGCACCATGTGGCGGTCGGCGCGGTCGTCTTGCGCGGGCTGTAATGGATCTCGCCCGCGCCGGCCGGCGGCGGGCACGATTGGCTGGTGAGGAAAAGCCCGTTGGGCGGCCCGGCGACGTCGGACCGGCATTCGCTGAACGCCCCCGAACAAGAGGGGGAGGCGGAATAGTAGCGGACGATCGCGAGCGGCGTCGCGCCCGAGAGGTCGAGCCGGCCCCACAGGCTTATCGACGGGCCGAGGGCTCCGCAGCCCTCCCAGACGCAGTCGCCGAGGGACGCGAGGGCGATCGTCCCGGAGCCGACCGTGAAGCTGCTGTAGAGCAGCGCCAGGGGGGCGCCCGACGGGATCGCGCACGCGGGGCAGGGTCCCCCGCAGCCGCAGTCGCCGGTCCCGCAATGCCCTGGCGAGAACCTGAACGCACTCACTCGTTGATCGCCTTGCAGCTCTCGACCTGCGCGTCCCAGGTCGATCCGTCGGCGTTCGGGACGACGGGGATGATCTTGCCGGCGGTCGTCGACGTGTCGTCCTTGTAGACCCAGTTGATCGTGGCCGACCCCGCGACCAGCGAGAGGGCGCCGCCGACGATCTGATAGACGTCGCCGGCGAACGTCGCGGGGACGAGCGTCCCCGCGGTGGTCCCCGTCGCCGCGTGCGCGACGCCGTCGCCGAGGGTGTAGTACGCGCCCTTGGGCGAGCCGCCCGAGCCCGATCCCGGGCCGGCCCACGCCTTGGGGAGTTGCTGGCGAACCTCCGTGATCAGGCCGCGGAGCCGCGCGACTTCGAACATCAAGTTCTGGAGCCGGCGTTCGATCTCGACCGTGTAGACGTCGCTCATTCCTCGAGATCCTTCGTCAGCTTTCCGAAGTCGATCCCGGGTCCGAAATCGATCCCCGGGCCGAAGTCGATGCCAGGCCCGAACTCGATGCCGGTCTGCGGCGTCGGCGGCGCGCTCTTGGCGGCGGCGAGCCGCTGCTCGTAGCGATCCTGGAGCCCGAGCGATTCAAGGGAGAAGGCCGACGCGTTGCCCGAGGCGTCGGACGAGTCGATGCCGAGCGTCCCGCCGTTCGTCGGACGGTCGGGGTGCATGAACGCGCTCGACGTCACGTGGGAGCGGCGGTTCGAGGCGTGCATCGTCGTCGTGTAGTGCGACGCCTCGCCGCTGTGCCACTCCAACTCGACCTCGATGATGGGGAGGTTCAGCCCCTCCCATCCGGTGGTGTAGGTCGAACCCGTCACCGACAATCCCAGGCCGAACGTCAAGGCGTCCGTAAACAACCCACGGTACCTCACCTCGCCCTCGACGATCGTGTCCTTGACCGAATCGAGCAGATCCTGGGCGTAGGCTTCCATCGCGACCTGGTTGATCGGGTCGCGCCAGGACTGGACGGTCACCGTCAGGGTGTCCTCCATCCCCTCGACCGTGTAGCTGGTCCCCTCGTAGCCCGACGTCGGCTTCGTCGCGGTCAGGACGCCGGTATTCACCGCCAGGAGCGCGCGGACGTCGCTCGGGTCGTGATTGCCGACCATCCGATAGGTCGGCGTGGCGAAGATGATGTCGCCGGTCGAGGTGTCGAAGGTGAAGGGGATGGTCCACTCCTGGTACGGAGGGGAGCCGGTCATGGAGTAGCAGGCCGATCCCATCGGATAGGAGGTGTCGACCCCCACGTCCCCATTGGACCCGACCCAGACCGCCGGGAACGAGAACTGGCGCGTCATCGCGGCGGCGATGTCGGGGTCGACCACCTTGTACTTGCGGTAGACCAATGCGGCGGCGGAACTGATTCCGTAGAGGATGTAGTGGTCGTAGTTCGTCGCCGGGAGCGGCATATCGAGCACGAAGTTGGACGTCCCGCCCGACGATTTCGACGCGTTCGAGACCACCCGCCGCGACACGAACTGGTTGATCCCGGCCCCGGCCGAATAGTAGAGGTAGAGGACGCCCATCTTATGGGTTTGGTCCCAATCGTCGGCGGCCCAAACGTCGGTTCCCGGCGTGCTGGTCAGAACAACGTTGAGCGTGTCGGTGCACGAGCACGTCCCCTGCGACCGCGCGGCCTGATCCTCGTAATAGTCCTCGTTGACGTAGGCGGCCTTCGCCGCGGCGTTGCTCAGCGCGCCGTAGGCGAAGTCCTCGGCCAGGCCGCCCGACGCGAGCGTGACCATCTTGGGTTCCGCGATGGGCATGCCTCGCACCACGACGCGCTGGAAGCAGTCGTCGACCGATCGGGAGAGCGGCGACAACTCGATCGGGTCGGTTTCGAAGGTGAACGTGTGGTTCGTCGTGGCGCGGAGGTCGAGGAACCGGATGACGCCGTCGCTGGGCCGGACCCACAAGGCGATGTTGGGCGCCCAGGCCGAAAGGAACGATTCGATCGCGCTCAGCATCTTCTCGCCCTGGACGTAGACGGCCGTCGGCGGGATGACGGTGAGGGCCGCGAGGTCCGCAACCGTGTCGCTCGGCAGCGTCGGCGGCGAGAGCGAGGTGTAGGCGCCAATGCCCTTTCCGTCGAGGGCCGTCGCGTTGTCGACCATCGTCAGCGCGTCGGTCAGGATCTCGCCCACAGTCCGGCCGGCGCGGTTGGCCAGCCAGTTGGGGTCGTCGCTGGCCAGGTTCCACGCGGCCGAGTCGGTCAGCGTGTTGCTGTCGGTGAACGGGATGCGATCGCCGCGGTCGCGCAGGTCCAGGCACTGGTAAGAGATCGTCCAGCCGGCTTCCGATGGATTCGGGACTGCCTTCATGACGTCCCCGACGAAGTAGGTCACGCCGTCGATCTGGAGCACGACTTCCTTGCCGAGCCACGGGTCCGGCAGGCCGGGGAGCGGGCCGCCGGTCTTGACGAGGGTCAGCGACGAGACGCCGCGGAGGCGCAGGCTCAGCCGGGTCGGCCAGAGGTTGTGCTCGCTGAACGAGACGGCCGAGCCGCCGATAGTGATGGTCGTCGACATGGATTAGGGGCGGTTCCTGATGATCTGGGCGCGGACCTGGCGCGTCTTCGCGCGGGCCTGATTCCACATCGAGGCCTGGCGTTGGTTGAGCATCTGCTGATTGGCGATGAGATCGGATATGACTTGCTGCGCCGCCGCCATCGGGTCGGCGCCCTGCTTGACGGCGTTCTGGAGCCTCTGTGCGCCGGCGCGGACCTGGTGCTCGCTCGCGTTGACGCCGTTCGCCGCGGCCTGTCCCCTGACGGTGTCCAGGAAGGGCTGGATCGCCGCCGCCCTGGCCGCGTCGGCCGCAAGCCCCCTGGCCCTCTGTTCGTCCGAGGTTACAAGGCCGTTCCCACCTCGCCTCCGCTGTTCTCTCGCGCTGTTGATGTCGCGACGAGAACGCATGCGCTCGCCCTCCTCGTTCTCCGCCTGTTCGATCTGGCCTACGCCCAGCGTGGCGTCGTCGACCGCCGCGGCGACGGCGCGGCGTTTCGCAAGCTTGTCGTGGAGTGCGGCGCCCTGAACGATCGTCCCCTGGACCTCCGCGTCCTGCGCCCGGATCGCCTCCGGCGTCGCCTGGCCGAACGCACTTTGGGGCAGCAGGCGGGCTAGCTCGCGGATGGCGCCGGCTTCCCCTTTGGACGCCCTCGCCACGAGGTCTTCTGCCGTCGTCGTCGTGCCCTGTTCGAGCCCCGCGACTCTCGCCTGGGCCGCCGACACCCCCTGGTTGTAATAGGCTTCGCCGAGGATGCCGTTCGGGTCGGCCGCCCTCCGCTCCTGCGCCCGCTTCTGGAGGAAGATCGAATTCTGCCGCGCGGCCTGCAACTCGGGGTCGGCGCCGAGCAACTGCTTGCGCGCAGCCGCGATCGTGGCGTCGACCCCGCCGGCCGCGTCAATCGCGGCCGCTGCGACTTCGGCGGAGTCCTTGTCCCCGGCCTCCTTCTTGCGCAGGGCTTCAATCGTGTTCCGTCGCTCTCTTTCGGCGTTGGCCTCTTTCTCCAGTTTCGTCGACTCCGCGGCGAGGCGGTTGAACTCGCCGAGTTCTGCGTTCGTGAGGGTCTGCTTGTCCTTCAGTTCCTCGACGCGCTTCTTGTTGGCCGCGAGCGATTCATTGAGCTTCGCCAGGGAATCCAGGGCCTTGGGCACTTCGTTCGAGCCGTCCATCCAGGCCGACCACATGTTCTTGATGATCGGCGTCGCCGCATAGGCCGCGGTCGCCAGGATCGTCACCACGCCGGCCGCCGCCGGGAACTTGATGAGCAGGCCCTCGATGTTGTTTAGGATGCCGCCTACGCCGCCTTGGGTGAAGTCCTGGAGCGCCCGGCCGGCGTTCAGGATTTCCCGCGAGAAGTCATTCGTCGCCTTGCCCGTCTTGTCGAATCCATCGCCGGCGTCTTTCGTCTCTTCCTTGAGCTTTCTCAACTCCTCGATGACTTCCGAGACGTTTCTCTTGGAACCGCCAAGGGAGAGGATCAGTTCGATTTCGTCCTTCGATGCAGGCATACGATTTACTTCCTCGGATTCGGACGTCCCTGATGCTCAAGCGGCGTTCCAGAACGCCCCCGATGCGGCGATCCGTATCTGGTCCGACATCCACGCGATGGCGGCACGGCGGGCCTTCTCCCGGCCTTCGGGGCGCACGCCGCGGAGGTCGCGAATCGGAAGGTGCCCCAGCCCTTCGAAGTGGGCGTGCAGGAACGGCCGGCCCTTCGCGTCCACCACCTCGTCCCAGAAGCCGTAGGCCCGCCATTCCAGCCAATCGCTCGACCGCTCGAACCCGGTCTTAAGGTTCGTGATCACCCGCGAGAACTGGCCGCGGGGCGCGAGCGGAGGGCCGGTGAGCTGTTCGTATTCGCCACGCGAGAGGTTGTTGTTGAGTCCCGCCACGTGGATTCCGAAGCCGGCGAAGTGACCCGCCTTGCCGCCCGCCTTGGCATTGTTCCGGAAGCGCGAAGCCGACTTGGCCTTGATCCCGACCGTCGGCCCCTTCGGGCGATAGGTGACCCCGATCATATAGCCGCCGTCCTTGTCGGTTCCGGCCAGCACGCCTTTCCTGTTGTCCTCCTGGATCACCTGCATCCAAGTCTGCATAAGCGGAACGGCGTCGGGGCTTTGGAGCATCGTCAGGCGATTCACGAGCCGATCGAGGCCCGCGAGGTTCGTGCTCATCGAACCACCTTCAGTCTGGGCGTCCCACTCGCGTCCCTGCTGATCACGATCAGCCCGCGCCGCACCGCCTCGGCCAGCGCCGGCTCGAACAGCTCGCCGACGATCGCCTCGACCTGGGCCACGGTGTAGCCGGCCTCGACGGACGCCACGAGGTTGGAGATCGCCTGTTCGAACGCCGCCTGGGTCATAAACGGCCGCCTCTGGATGTGCTGGAGGATGACGTTCGAGCTGCCCCGCTGGACGCTGGGCGACGCGTTGGGGTTGCTGACCGGCCCGGCCTTGCTTCGCCAGTGCTTCAGCCAGTCGGCCGCCGTCATGAAGCCGCTTGAGCGGCCCTCGTCGATGGCCTTCTGGGCCTGGTCCTTCGTGGCGCCTATGCCGAAGGTGGCGTGGGCGAGGTTGGTCGAGCCGATAGGGCTTCGAAGAGCTGCGGGAGGTTGCTGTGCACTCGCTGCAGAGCCTGCGCGAGCTGGTGCGAGCAGAGCGGCGCTCGACGCAAGCCATTGCCGCCATCGCTTCTGGGCCTGGAGAGCCACCGCTGCGATTCCGGCGGGAGAGAGTCCAACCACGTTGTAAGCTTCGCCTCGCGCGGCGTGTACAGCGAGGATCTTACCCCACTGGTCTCCGGTGTGAGGATCGTACCGCCAGAAGAATTCGGCGTAGTCGGCATGGGCCTTCCCCGCGAGGAGTGAACGGGTCCGGGACAGCCCCCGGCCGGGCATGAGGTACGGCGCGCGCGGATCGCCCTTGCCCGAGGGCGTCATCGCCGACGTGCGGTGCTTCGCCGTCGCCGCCCTCACGGCCGCAAGAGGCTCGCCCTTGGCGTTGAGGCCGCGGGCAAGCTCCCAGTCCTTCCGCTTCAGGCCCGCCTCCACGACCCACTGCCAGAACATGAGACGGACCGCGGGCGGCTCTTTGGACAGGCCGGGCGGGGCGATGCCGGCTTTCAGGATGAAGTAGGTGGCTGCCAATTGAGGAACTTATTCGCCTCGACCCAGATGCAACTCGGCTTGTGCTGGACGTCCTGGCTGCGGGCGTTGTCGCCCTTGCAGTAGTGGCAGGTGTCCACCATGTACGTGCCGCGAGGGATGATGGGATCGGAGTGAGCGAACTGCTGGAGCCCGTCCAGCTCTTCCATGATGCAGGCCTGTTCTTCGCCCTCGTCGCGCTTCGGCTCGTCCATTTGCTTGTCCCTGTACCGTTCGGCCTCGTCGTCGATCCGACGGTAATAGTCTACCACCCGCTGGGGTCCGCTCATGTCCCGCTCACCGTGATGTCGTTCGCGACCGACGGGTCCCAGTAGTTCTGGAGGCTGCCCTTCCAGCCGTAGGACGCGCCGATCGGCAGGTCCCGGGTCAGGTCAGCCCAGCGATTGACCGTGTTCATGTCGATCTTGAGCGTGTTCGTCCCGTTGTCGAAGGTGAGTTCCGAATCGAGCGCCGTCAGGGCCTTGTAGGACGCCTCGTCGTCCGGCGTGGCCTTGAGGTACATCTCGACGTCGAGCGACGAGTCCCGCCCGCAGAGCCGGTCGGAGAGCAGGTACTTCGACTCGAAAAACCGCGGGTCCATCGTGTTCTGCCACTTGAACCCGATCGAGCTGTAGAGCGACCGGGCCACCGCGATCTTGAGCTTGCCCGTGGTGTGCGAGAGCAGGTACGGGCCGCAGGGATAGTCGGTATCCGCCGGCGCCGGGAACTCGGTGTCGTCCGGCGGCGTGGTCGCGCCCGCCGCGTTGAGGTCGTCGCGGATGGCCTGGATGTTGAGGTTGAACTTCACGATGCGGTCCTGCGTCGAGGCCGTAACCGCCCCGGAGTGGACCTTGGCGCCGGCGTACCGCCGCACCTTGAACGTGCTGTCGTCCAGCTCGTAGGCGTGGTAGGCCGACATCGAAGCCAGGTCGCCGACCGGCATGACCTTGGCGGCGTCGGTCGTCGTCCAGGGTGCGGTGCGGCCCGTGTTGATCGGCGTCAACGCCCAGTCCATCAGGAACTTGGCGTAGGCCCCGGCGTACAGCTCGCCCTGGAGCGTCCCGGTCACCAGGACCTGGTCGCTGATAGCACAAGCCGAGATCGCCCTGCCGCCTCCGTAAGGGATTTTCTGGATGATCGGCTTGGCCTGGACGCTGAAGAAGTTCGACCCGCTCAACCGCAGGTAGAACAGGTCCGTCCCCTTGACCGGGGCGGCCATCGGGACGCCGTAGGACGACTCCCGGACGAGCATCAGATATTCACGTGCGGGCATGGGCGTGTCCTACGGGTTGAAGGGGCGGATGACGTCGATCTGCATCATGCCGACGCAGTAGAAGGAGCCGTTCTCTTCCCTCTGGACCGACGCGGGCTGGCTGAACGTGATCTGGCCGGTCTCGGCCTTCAGATCGACCAGGGCCTTTTCGAACGCGAGCTGCTTCGCGCGATCGTTGAACGGGTAGATCGCCCGCTCGACCACTTCCTGGATGTCCAGCAGATCGTTGACGTCGTTCGTCTGGACGCCGATTTCGTAACGGATCTGGAGCGGTCCGAACTGCGCGTCCGGCGAGTACCAGCCGACCGGCCCGAGCAGGGGCGTCAGGCGGAGGATCGGGCTTGCGGTCACGACGCTCTGCGGGGAGGGCTCGCACAGGTTGACGTCCCAGACCTTGATGACGTTGGCGAGGGTCGGGTCGGTCTTGAGCTGCTCGACGATCCGCCTGTAGACCTGCGAGCGGACGCCCTGGGGAAGCCCGTCGATCATGCTCGCCTCACGATGGTCCGGTTGAGCGGGAAGACGTACTCGGCCACGCCGTCGCCGTTCGTGTCGATCTCGGCCTTGCACGACATCAGCTTCTTCTCGGCCTGCTTCATGTAGTCGTCGCCCATGCCGATCAGATCCTGGGTCTGCTGCATGCCGGCCGCCCGCTTGAGAATCCTGCCGAGCGTGTAATAGACCGAGGCCTCGACGAACCGGTGCCCGGTGGCGGTCGTGAGCATGAGCTGATTGGCGTCGAGCGCGGCGGCGATGATCGGGTCCTGGGCCTGGCCTGTCGATCCGTAGTACCCGTAGTACCCGGAACCCGCGCCCCACGTGCCGTAGCCCCGGCCCCAGCCGCACGCGAGCCGGCTCCAGTCCTGGTCGGGCACGACGCGGAGGATCGCGGCGTCGATCCACTTGCGGGCCAGGGCCGCGACCTCGGCGAACCCGCTCTGGTCCTGGAGCAGGTCGGCGAGCTTGCCGATCCACGGAAGTTCGTCGGTCAGGTCCTTGTAGGTGTGGTAGGCGGCCGGGGCCGACGCCGAGCCGGGGCCGGGCGTGACCTCGAGGCGGAATTCGATCAGGTCGGCGGAGCCGTCGGCCAGCTTGCCCATGCCGCTGTACCACGTGACGTCGAGCGCCGTCATCACGTCGAGCGGGAAGGCGATGTCGACGAGCGCGTTGGGCGCGTCGTTCCACGTCATCGGCAGCGAGGCCGTGACGGACCGATCGTCGCCCGGCCAGAGGTCGCATTCGAGCGATTCCGACCCGTCATAGACGTTGAGCGCGGGCGTGAAGCCGCCGAGCGGATTCTCGGCCTGGATCACGACGGTTTCCGTCTTGCCGGCGACGCCCTTGCGTCTGCGGAATTCGAGCATGTCGGCCCTCCGTCGGAAGGGAAAACCCGCCGCCGCCCGCCCGGGTGGCAGGCGGACGAGCGACGGCAGGTCCGGCGAAGATTAGCCGATCAGGGTTGCGATGTGGTTGGGCTTGATGACCGCACAGCCCCAGGCGAGTCCGACCAGGAACAGCACCTGCTTGAACTGGGGGTAGACCGCCACCTCGAACGAGAGGCCGGAGACCGGGTCGGTGACGATCATCACGTCTTCGGCGGCGTCCGTCGGCCGGCCGTTGGGGTCGACCGGGCGGGCCGGGGCTCGCGTGATGAGCTGGATGGCCGATCGGGCGAAGCCGACGTTCGGCGTGTAGCTGTTGCCCACGGTCAGGGCGTTGGCGGTCGGGATGGTGGCCATCGCGCCCGGAGGCCCGATGGTGATCGTGCCCGGCGCGGAGACGCCGACGTTCACGACGTACTTGTTGTTCGAGTCGGCCGCGAAGGTGACGACATCGCCCGCGTTGACCGTTCCGGTGCCGGTCACAAGGGCGATGGTGTTGACGCCGACGGCGGTCGAGCCCGACGTGACGTACGAGGCGCCGGTGCCCTTGGTGACCTGCTGGACGGCGTTCGAGTTGTGCAGCATGAACCCGTCGAGCGGAATCTCGGCGATCGCGCCGGTGCGGCGGAACGCGTCGGTCCCAGCCTCGTTGGACTTCAGGAGGATCGTCTGCTTGCCGCGCAGGTTGGCCACGGCCGAGGAGCCGAGCACCAAGTGCAGGTCGCTCTGGGGCGCACCGTTGTCGTCGAGGATCTTGCGGAGCTGGGCGGCGTCCGAGAGGTCGGTCGACGTCCCGAACGGCGTGGTGCCCGCCGTGCCGTAGGCGCGGGAAGCGCCCTGGTAGGCGGCGGCGAAGACGTCGGCCTCGACCTGGTTGACCAGCGTGCGGAACGCCTGCTGGAACTGGTTGCCGAGGATGTTCTCGTAGGTGCCGGCGCCGCGCACGCCGAGTTGCTGCTCGCCGTTCCAGCGGATCGGGTAGCTCTTGCTCTTGGTGATCTGCATCGGCACGTTGCCGACCGTGTGGTCGCCGCTGTCGGGCGAGGTCACGCCCGGCGTGTTGTCGACCAGCGTGGTGGGCGTGGTGACCGGCACGAGGATCTGCTGGTTCAGCGCCGCTCGCTCGGCGGACGAGTTGTGCGTGACGGCGGGGATGAACCCCACCATCTCGCGGGAGACGACGTCCAGGGCCTCGAAAATGGTCGGGATCAGGCTCGTCAGCGTGTTGGCCACGGTGGGCTACTCCTATGCGTTACGACCCGCGGAATGGCGGGATGCGGATTGTTGCGAGACGCGGTCCGCCATCCGGCGGGTGGCTCCGACGCCGTCGAGCGCCGGGTTTGGGGCATCCGCCCCTGTCTGGTCAGTCGACGATCGAGACGCCCTTGTCGCGGGCGACCGTTGCCTGGT